ATGGCAATAGAAAATAGAAATCAGTTAAGCGAAATCATGAATTTGGCTTGGCAAATGGTAAAAAGAAACGGCTACACGATGAGTGAAGCATTAAAAGTAGCATGGACTAATATCAAACTTCTTGCATTGCTTCAAAAGAAGATAGTAGAGTTCTATTTCAAAAAAACAGACGGCACGTTACGCCAAGCGTTCGGCACTCTCAAAGAGGGGCTAATCGGTGAGGTAAAAGGCACAGGCAGAAATCTAAATGACAATTTGCAAGTTTATTGGGACACTGAAAAAGAAGAATACAGGTGTTTCAAGAAATGCAATCTGGTTAGGTTCTCGAAATAAAGGCCACAATGACAAGACAATAATAGCGAGTTGGGGCTTCGGCCAACGTTTCTTGCAATGATGCCCCCACCGTCAAATGGGCGGTGGGGTTTGGATGAATGATCGTGCAAATACAAGTATTTTACAACAACGCAGGGATTGTCACAAATAAGATTTTAATTTATTCCGTTGTGATTTATAGTATTATTACCTTTGAGAATACCATTTTCTCAAAGGTATTTTTATGCAAAGAGCCAAGATAGACATACAGAAAGTTTTACCCAATGAAGGACAGATAGAAGGACTTCCGAGAAATCCCCGTCTCATCAAAGACGAGAAGTTCCGGAAGTTATGCCGTTCTATCCAGTCGCTTCCTGAAATGACAGAGGCGAGGGATATTCTTGTCTATCCGTATCAAGACAATTACGTTGTGATTGGCGGCAATATGCGGTTGCAGGCCTATAAGCATTTGAACTGGCGAGAAGTCCCTTGTTGCATATTGCCTGAAAACATACCGGTGGAAAAGCTCCGGCAGATGCTTATCCAGGACAACAATCCTTTCGGAGAAACAGACTGGGACGCTTTGGCTAATGAATGGGATAGCATAGAGTTGGATGAATGGGGCTTTGACGTGTGGCAAGAACCGAAAGAGGAAAAGGCCAAGGCTAAATCCCCAAAAGAAACATCCGAAGAAAAGCAAGAACAGCCGGACTTCTTTGCTGCCATGTTAGGCGACCGCATATATGACAGTAACAATGAGTTTGACATACCGAACTTGCTCCTTGACCGCCAGCCTACAAGCGGCTTGTTGCTGCCTTTTGCCGGATGGGGAGCGGACACGAGGGCGAAGAAGGGCATATCCACTTATCATTTCTATGTGGAGGATTACCGCTTCACCAACATTTGGAATAATCCCGTATCGGTATTGGATAGCGGATGTACCGAATTGGTAGAACCTAACCTGTCTTTGTTCGACACTACACCAATAGCCTACGGATTACAACAAATCTATATGAAGCGTTGGATTGCCCGTTTTTGGCAGGAGTGCGGCGCAAAGGTGTACGCCGATCTGAACGTGGCACAGAAGTTCTACAAGTACAACCGTTTGGGCATTCCCGACGGTTACAATGCTTTCGCCACACGTGGTTATGCCGACAGACAGGAATATTTGAAAATGGAGATACAAATCGCCCGTGAAATATCCGGCAGGGATAACCCCAATATGATAGTTTACGGCGGCGGTGAGAAGATAAAGGAACTGTGTACACAGAATAATGTGCTTTATGTGGAACAGTTTATGGCTAATAGGACTAAACAAATCAAGAAAGAAGGCAAAAATGGCTAAAACAAGTGGAGGAGTAAGAGGTAAAAGCTCATCAAGAAGTAGTGGAGGCAATTATCAGGCTTCCGTTGCAGTGGAAAACCGTCATGGAGAAACAAGATGGTTGCAAAAGAACTTCCGTACACAAAAGCAAGCTGAACAATGGATTGACAGAGTGGCTTCCCGTTTCGACAGCCCGGCTAAATCCGGATTTGCAACCACAGCGGCTATTGATAAAGATACGAAACGTGGTACCCAATATGATATTTACAATCGTGACTTGGCTCGTGAGTTTGAAGCAAAGGATAAACGAGAGTTCAGAGCTGGGCGTGGTGGATATACTGGTAGAAGATAATGGCAAAGACTTCGGGCGGTGTGCGTACATATCGACAAGGCAGCTCCACTTACCGCAAAAGACAGGCGGAAGTTGAAACCATGCGTGCCAGCGGCAAGTATTCCAGCGTGGAGATGGGCAAAGGTGGTGGCTACGTAGCTATCGAGAAAAGCACAGCACGCCACAAACCCGAAGAACTGGAAGCCGCCCGAATCCTTGCAGACAAAGGGTATAAAGTGACGCTGAAAAATGAAAGCGGAGAAATGAAAACTCCAGATGGATATTTGTTTAAGGCTTCATTTGAGCAGCGTACACCACAAGGGAACAATGCCCAGAACTTCAAAAAAGCATTAGGACATGCCGCTGAAAAGAATGCTGATGTCTTGGTTGCTTATATGAAAAAAGGAAGTGGTCATACACGCAAAAGCATTGAGGATGGGATTAAGAAGTTTGAAACAAAGAATAACAAGCGATTTAAACAAATTATTATTGTAACAGAAGATGGGAAAATACACCGCCATAAGCACAATACATAAAAAAGGCAAGAGCATTTTAATGTCCTTGCCTTTGCATAGAGCATGTGGGTTGGCTATGCTGTGCGAACTTCAGTACATCCCAAACAAGATGCGTTCCCCGGGTGGTTGCCCACATCCGCTCCCGAACCTACGCCATTGCAAAGATAGTGATTATTGTCGAGAAAACAAGTTATAAACAAGTTGAATGAACAAAGATATAGGTAAATACGGAAACAAGTTCACCAGCACCAACCAGCCTCCCAACCGTGGCAGGAAGCCCAAACTGTACACCATCGCCAAGAAAGCCTACGGGCTATCTTACGAGGAGTACAAAGAAATGCGCATGTACCTGATGCAACTTTCTAAAAAGGAACTGGAGGAGCTTGCAAAGGATGAAAATACTCCTATGTGGGTTGTTATTCTTTGCCGTACCTATATAAAGGGGGCGGCTAAAGGAGATTCGCGTTCACTGGAAGAAACAAAGGCGGATTTGTGGAGCAAGGACATTGCGGCTACCAAGATTGACGTAACTACCAACGGCAAGGACATTGGGCAACAGATTGTTTTCTCGCCCACACCTTTGTCGGAGAAAGATATTCAGGAAATAAAGGATATTCAGAATGGCAACAAAGAAGATAGCAACGACACCGGTATATCAGAAACTTGATGCCGCTTACCGTTCGGGCAGGTACAATGTGTTTGTCCTTGAAGGCGGTTCTCGTTCAAGCAAGACCTATTCCATTATCCAATTTTGGATAAGGTATGCTTACGAGCACCAAGACCGGGTAAGACGTGTTATCGTCTCTCGTCTGAAAGCCACATGGATAACGGCTACCGTATTGAAGGACTTTCTTGATGTGCTGAAAGATTACGGTTTGTATGATAAGCGTAACCATAACAAGTCAGTGGGTGCGGGTGTATATACTCTCTATACTACTGAATTTTGGTTCTTGGGACTGGATGATGAACAACGCATACATGGCATGAAGTCGGATGCTTTCTGGATTAACGAGGCGGTAGAATCCAGCTTCGATGATTACGCCCAACTGATGCAGCGTTGCTCCGGCTTTGCTGTCCTCGATTATAACCCGTCATACGATGAGCATTGGATTTACGACAAGATATGCAAGCGTGAGAAAACACGGTATATGCACTCTACCATGCTTGACAACCCTTTGATTCCCGACAATGCCAAGGAGCAGATTCTAAGCTATGAGCCTACGGAGTATAACATTCAGCATGGCACGGCGGACAAGCGCAAATGGCAGATATACGGACTTGGTAAGCGTGCAAGTCTTGAAGGGCTTATCTATGAAAATTGGGGATATTGCAAGGAAATACCGTCAGGACTTTCAAAACGTGGTTACGGCATGGACTTAGGTTTCACGTTAGACCCTACGGGGATTGTGGAGTGTGCTTTTGACGTACAAACGAATACGCTGTACTTACGTGAACTGTGTTATCGCACGCACATGGAGGCGGCAGACATCATCAAATTCTACAAGAGGAAACAGCCGATGCGTGTCATGTCAGAAAGTGCCGATCCGCGTCTTGTGAGCGAGATACATAACGCTGGGATAAGGATTTACCCTGTCGTCAAAGGGCAAGGCAGCGTGGAAGCCTCTATTTCTGTGATGCACGGTTACAGGATTATGATCACAGAAGACAGCGTAAACCTGATAAAGGAGATAAAGAACTACACATGGATGTTTGATGATAAAATAAAGAAGTTCATCAACAAGCCTGCTGACGGACAGGCTGATCACTTGCTTGATGCGGCAAGGTATTGGGTAATGGGTGAACTTATGGGACGAATTAAGCAGCCACGAGACAATTCAGGAATATTCGCACACTAAAAATATTGAGATATGAGGACGATAGACGAAGTTTTAAGAATTGAGGATATAGACCAAAAGATAGCCTATCTAAAAAAAGGTCGCAAGACGGAACTTCCCGATGCGGTAAAACTCTATAATGACTGGAATCCCAACCGGCACGAGATAATCACAGACAAGGAGAAGTATCCGAAGATTAAAATCACGGTCGAGAAGGAGAAAGAAGTCTATGATGAAAAAACAGGTAAGACAACCACCATCCCGAAAAAGACAAAGGATGTGGAGCCGAACCGTATCGCTCTGCCCATTGAGCAGGACATTGTGAACATTCAGACTGCTTTTACTGTTGGAACAGAACCGAAGATGAACTGTGAACCGGAGGAAAGCGAACAGGGCTTGTTCTCTGCTCTGAAAAAGGTATTAGAGAAGAACAAAATTAAGTACCAGAACAAACGTATTGTGCGTTCGTGGCTTTCAGAGCAGGAGTGTGCCGAATATTGGTACGTGGTGAAAGATGATGGCTTTTGGGCGAAATTGAAACGCAGGATTGGCAACCTTTTCGGTGCATCCGCTCCCGAATACCGCCTGAAAAGCGTGATATGGTCTCCGTTCAGGGGTGACAAGCTCTATCCATTCTTTGACGATAGCAACAATTTGGTGGCTTTCTCCCGTGAGTATAAGAAGAAGGATTTGGACGATATGGAAATCACCTGTTTTATGACCATCACAGCGGATTCCGTTTACCAATGGGAACTGACCGACGGTTGGAAGCCTATTCCTTCATTCAAGCATGGTTTCAAGAAGCTTCCTGTTTTGTATTGCTACCGTCCGGAAGCCTATTGCGAGAAGATAAAGACGCTCCGGGTACGTCTTGAAAAGCTTATGTCAGGCTATGCTGATTGTATAGACTATCACTTTTTCCCTATTTTAATGCTGTTCGGTGATGTACAAAGCCTTTCTGGAGAGTTCAAAAATCGTGTAGTGGAATTACAAGATGGAGCGAATGCGCAATACCTGACGTGGAACCAGGCGAGCGACACGGTGAAATTGGAGTTGGATTCGCTCATTGAGAAGATATACTCGATGACAAACACGCCGCGTATCTCCTTCGAGAACCTGAAGGGAAGCGGAAATGCCCTCTCCGGCGTGGCATTCGATTACGTTTTCCTATCCACCCACCTGAATGTGGAGAACTTGGCGGAAGTAATCGGTGAGTTCATGCAGCGGCGTGTGAATTTCCTTGTCTCCGCGCTCGGCTCTATCAATTCCAGCCTTGAAAAAGCAGCCGAGACCATTGACATTGATGTAGAAATAGAACCTTACCGCCTTGATAACATCGATGACCGAGTAAGCACGGCGGTTAAAGCTGTTAGTGGTAATGTGTGGTCGCAGAAGCATGGCGTACTGTTCGCCGGGAATGCAGATAGATTGGAAGAAGAACTCCAGCAAATCAAGGAAGAACAGGAGGAAAAGCAACGCATGGAGATTGAAAAGCAGAGCAAAATGTCACAGAATAAGCCTCAAAATGAGAATCGGCCAGCAGTGTAGTATCGACAAAATGTTAGTTCGGAGAATAGCGGTATCTTTCAGGGTATCGCTATTTTTGTTTAATTCATGACAATCACGCGTTTGTCACGTATTATTCTTTCCTAAATTTCTTTTTTATTTTCCACATTCGTAATTTTACCATAGGAATTTATTAATCAAACTCATACGGTATGAAAGAGAAAATCTTAGTAGCACTGAAAACGAAGTATAAAACCTTTGGGTTTAGTGAAAAGGCGTTTGACGGGGTGGCCGACTACTTATCTAAAACCGTAACTGAAGAAAGTCAGATAGAAACCGCCATCGACGGGGTCGAAGGGCTTTTTAAGGGTTTTCAGGGAGATGTTGATTATGTACGAAACGAAAAATCGGGTCTACAAAAGCAATTGGACGAACTGAAAAAGAAAATCGAGAATCCCAATCCTCAACCTAAACCGAAAGAAGAAAAGAAAGACGATGTACCAGCATGGGCGCAAGCTATCATTGACTCAAACAAAACTCTTTCTGAAAAACTTTCTGGTTATGAGCAGGAACGTGTGCAAGCTCAACGTAATGCGCAGGTCTCCGCCAAGGCAAAGGAGTATGGTATTCCCGAAACACTTGTGCCCATGTTGAACATTCCGAACGATGCGGACTTGGATACATTTATGAAGGACGCAAAGCAAACGTTTGTCAATGCGGGATTTCAAGGTGTACAAGTTCCCAAAACAGCAGAGCAGCGTGTCGAAAAAGAGAATCATGACATTGCTGCTATGATTAACAAGGGAACGGAAGAGATTAAAAAACAGAATTAAAAACTAAAGGTAAGAAGATTATGCCAGCAGGATTTAAGTATGATTTAAAATCTATCGAAGCCAATATGCCGGAGATGTGCCGTTACGAGACGGTATATCGTTATTCGGGTGGCTTCAATCTGGTTTTGGATAATTTGACTGGAGTGGATAAAATTCCACCCATGGCACCATTGGTGCTTGATTTTGTAAAAAGACAGGCAACAGCAGTCATCAATGTAGATGTGGTAGAGGATATTTCCGCAGGGACAACCTCCTTGAAGATAAAGAAAAATTCCTTTGCCTATAAAGGTATGCACTTAGGTAATGGTACGAATGGAGGAACAATCGAATCTATTGATAAAACCTCTAATGCCGAGTATGATACAGTGACTTTAGCTGCTTCACCAACTTTGGCAGCTAAAAAAGGAGACACTTTGTTTGAAGCTACAGCAGCCGCAGGGAAAACTCCCAAAGCTACCGCAACCGCACTGAACTACGCATGGACGAAAGTAGAAGAAGGTGCAACCGTCACCGCTATCGGACAGGCTTACGAGATTAGACCAACCAAGCTGATTGTTCCTATCTCAGAAAAGGATAAGGCTTCGTTAGGTGACAGATTCATGTTTACTTATTAAAGAAAGGAGAGTATATGTATTTGACAGTTCAGACATTATTGAATGACCCTGAAATAGTAAAAGCGGTGATTGACCGTGTGCAGGCTCTCCGTCTTGATACTATTTTCTGGAAGAAGCACCTTGATTTCGAGGAAACGAAGTCTCGCGTGTTTAAAACTTATCTCGGTACGGTTACGGGTGTTACAGCCGGTTCCGTTATCGACCGAAATTCTAACAAGCCGTTAAGAGAGCGAAAATCTCTCGGTTCAGGTTATGGTGAAGTCGCCTATTTGGGTGACCGTTACCAGATGGACAATGACAGGTTGGATATGTTACAGGAGCTTGTAACCAAGTACAACAACGCTCGTCCGGCAGACCAGCAAAGAGCATTAAACGATATTATCAACTATATTGTGGATGATTATCGCCAAGTATTGCTTGCTCCACATAAGCGTATGGACTTAGTTGATGGTGCCCTGCGTTCTGACGGCAAGGCAACGGTGAAAGTGGATGACAATCCACAAGGTATTGCCATGCTTGATATGGAATTGCCTGTACATCGTATCACTCCAACAACGGGAGATAAGAGCAACTTCATAAAATACCTTATGGAGCAGGTCGTCGAACTTCGTACCAAGTTTGGTATGTTTGTTTCTATGGAAATGTCTCGTAAGACCTTCATCAAGTCGATTGTCGGCTCAAAGGATTTCGGTGATTTCTATAAACAGTCCTTTGCGCAGAAAGAGGTGCAACTTTCTTCCGGCTTGATGTCGAGTGAAATGGCTACTACGATTTTCCAGGGATTAGGCTTTCCACCTATTGTTATCAATGAGGATTTGGTAGAACTTGCTGACGGTACAATGAAGCAGGTATTCAAGGATAACCGCATTTCATTGTTCACCACGGCTAAGCAAGGAAAGATGCGTTGGCACACTCCGTATGAAATCACAGACCCTGTTCCGGGTAAAAACTACACCCGTTCGGAAGGAGGTATGTATATCTCCAATGTAAGAACGGAAGAAGGCCGCTTCATGGAATACGGTTGTGAATGGATTCCGGAATATACGGCTCCGAATAAGATTGTAATTCTTGATTTGGATACGATGTTGGCGTGATGAAAGTATCTGACTACATAAGGCAGACCTTCAGGGACTTTGGCGTTGCTTTGAGCGATGCCAATCTCCTTGCGATTCTAAAGCCATCAGGAGTAAATGGGGATGATGATGCAGAAAATCTGAGTGACAACCAATTCAGGGCTGTTTCGGTCAGTATGACAACGTTTATTCCTACACTCCTACTTCGTGGTAGTTCTAAATCCGTATCGGAAAACGGACATTCCAAATCGCAATCGTGGGATATTCAGGGTATCAAAGACTATTACTCTTTGAAATGCAAGGAATACGGTCTGAAAGACTTGTTATCCAATAAACCAACAATTAGAGCGTGGTAAGATGTTAGACGAAGCTCCTCACATATTAGTGGTAAGGACGGTGATACCGCCGGAGAATGACGAGTACGGGCGACCGATACCCGGCACGGGCGGTGAATCGTGGGATGAACTTACTGAATGCTTTTGCCATGACAACTCCCAGCAAAAGGAAGTGTCGGTGAACGGCAAACTGTGGGTTTATTCCTACCATGTAGTGTATGAGGGCAAGAAGTTGGCATTAGACACGAAAGTCAGGTGTTTGGATAAGGACACGAAAGAGATTGTAGGAGGGGGCAAGGTAATCAAAAATGCCGAATGTTATTCTGAGGAACTGAAAGGACGTTGTGATATATGGATATGATAGTCACGGGTGACATATACAAAATACTCTACGAAAAGGTTCGGGAGTTTGGGATAAAGGCTGTTTATGATAGTTGGAACCCCATAACATCCGAACTGAAAGAGGAAGCTATTGTTATCGTAACTTCTACGCCGATTGAACCAGATACCTATTGGGAAAAAGCTTTCGTACATGTGAATATTTGCGTACCGGATTATCTGGAATGCGTAAATAAAAGAAAGCTCACTGAAATGGAAAGATTGGCTAATCAGTGGATTTCCTATGGAATTGTTGATGAATACGATAACAATTGGTATCAAATATCCAAAATATCATTAGGTACTGAAAGAGATGAAGCATTGAAATGTAGCTATGTGAATTTAAAATTATTGTTTGAAATTTTAAATGTAAAATAAGATGAAACCGTTTATAGGAATAAAAAAAATATGGTACGGCGACGTAATAAATGAAGCTGTAACCAAAACGAGTTTGAAGACCCTTATAGGTGAAATGACCGAAGTTAAGAACTCCCACCAAGATACGTGGCAGTACACGGAGGATGATCCGACTTACACGGATTACATCAACGAGCTGAACGGCGAGATATATTATCGTGATGTTACCCAAAATGGAGCAAAAACCATCGCCTTTACAATGGGTGAATGGACTTTTGAAGATAAAGTTGCCTTGCAAGGCGGAGAAAAGGTTGACACAGACGCCGGTTGGGGAGCCTCCGATACTCCGGGCATTGTTAACTTGGGTATTGTGGCGCAAACCAAAACAGGCAATTATATTGTCTTTACCAATGCTGCCGTTATTGCCAAGGGAACACCGGCTGAAAAGAATATCGGATTAGGCGTTACTGCTGTTGCCATGTCGAATCCGGCAGAAGGAGTTAAATCAGATTACTTATTTGACGGGGAAAAGGTTAATGCCACATGAACTACTGTTACCGTAACCTCTACACCTTCCGACGCGACAGTGAAACTGGATGGTGAAACGGTAAAGTCAAAGCGGGTGAACGCTGGGGCTTCCGTTCGCTATGAAGTGTCAAAGGTTGGTTACACCACCCAATCTGGAACGATAGAAACCAAATCTTCAGATGCAGGCAAGACTGTGGATAAACAGATTGTTCTTGTAGCAGTTTCAGGATAATGTTTAATTGTAAGGGTAAGGTGATAATGTTTTGCCTTACCCTTTTTAGGTCTTTAATATGAAACAGAACGCAGCAAAAATAGTAACAAGTGCCATCCTTGATATGGACTTTAAAACAGTGGTAGTAGCAGGGAAAGCGTATATAATTATGCCGCCAACAATGAAAAAACTTGCCGGAGCTGGTTATTGGCTTTCCGGAATTGAGGGAGAAACCATTAAAGATGCGCTTTTATCGAAAGACAATATAGAAGCCTTTTCACACGCCTTGTCGTGGTTGATACAAGGAGACGATGGTCTGTTTGAAGAACTATTGAACGGTACAGATAAAGAACTGAGTGACGCTTTGGAAGAAGCCTATTCATTGATTTCTACTGAAAATTTTTCCAAGCTGTTGGCTTTAGCCAAGAACGTAGCAAATCTGACAGCAAAACCGAAACAGTAGGAAATGATTGCTTACTGGGACAAATCGCATCGTTCATGGAAAATCTGCATTTGTCTTACGATGAAGTGGTGAATAAGATACCCTACCGTAACTTGGTAATCATGCAAAAAGACAAGCTCCATGTGGCTTTCGGCGAAGTATTACGTGAAGTATCGGATGAGGATATGTTCAAGAATAGAAAATTTGACGAGTAATGCAATTCAAAGGCGACATATCGGGTTTGGACGAACTGGAACGGCAAGTGGAGGACGTTTATTTCAATAAACTGATTGAAATAGGTAGAGATGCCGTAATATATGCGCAAAAGAACGGAGAGTACAAGAATCATACCTATAATTTGCGCAATGCCCCCGGATTTTGTGTTGTTCGTTCCGGACAGATAATCCACATGGAAGTTGGCGACGATGGCGGACATCCAGAAGCGAAGAAGAACACGGAAAACCTGCTTATCTATTCAGAAAAGCCACAGGACGGTCTTTATTTGGCTGACGGTATGCCCTACGCATCTTTTGTCGAATCCAAAGGGTATAACGTGTTAAGCAATTCAATATTATATGCCAAACGGCAGGTAAACAAGAAAATATTCAAATAATGGCTGGTATATTCGCAAACGTAGACAGTGACATTCAGAAACTCAGAAAGCTAAAGACTGAGATAGAGAATGTCAAGAAAGCATTGAAGCAAATCAATGTGAAAGTTGACATTGATATCGCCAAGGGGATGGAAGCGCAGTTGCAATCCCTCATGGGGCAGTATGATGCCTTGGTAAGGAAAGTTTCGGAAACGGAGGGGAAAATCATGGTTTCCACCAAGAGGATAAACGAGGCTTCGGAAAAGATTATCAAGGCGCAGGAGCAGCTTTCAAAGGCGGCGGGCGTGAATCCGCAGCCGGGAGGCGGGAATGCCAACACGGCGGCGAACAATGCGGAAACGGCAAGCGTGCAGGCACAGGCTAAGGCGTATGATGAACTGGCGGCAGAAATTGACGCAGTTATGGGAACGCGTATGCAAAACATCAAACGCTTAATTGAAGAACAAAATGCAATACGTTTGATAAATGGAGAAATAAAGCAACTGACAAAATACCAGTCAGGCAGCTTGACACTTTCATCAAGCCAACAAAAACGGTTGGAACAACTCAATAATTCTTTGTTAACGCATAAGGCAGCCTTATCGGAGGTTCGTCAAACGTTGATGAACAATGTGAAAATGGATAATGTCGCGGCTACTTCAATGAACGGGCTTTCACAATCATTGTCACGTATGAGGATTGCTTATCGTGAACTGACAGAGGAGGAACGAAATTCACCTTTCGGCAAAGAGTTACGTACATCCATTAACCAGGCAGACGCAAAGATTAAGGAACTTGATGCTACAATAGGCAACCATCAGCGCAACGTTGGCAACTATGCTTCGGGATGGAACGGACTTAATATGTCTGTACAGCAGATAGTACGTGAACTTCCTGCGGCAACAATGGGGCTTAATATGTTCTTTCTTGCCATATCGAACAATCTTCCCATCCTGACCGATGAGATAAAGCGTGCCAAAATCGCCAACGAGGAATTAAAGAAGTCCGGACAGAAAGGAGTACCGGTGTGGAAGCAGCTTGTTTCTTCCTTGTTTAGTTGGCAAACAGCCATGATGGTTGGGATAACTGTGCTTTCAATGTATGGTAAGGATATTGTGGAATGGGTGAAAGAATTATTCAATGCAAGAAAAGAAATATCAATTCTTGCTGACGAGCAGAAAGAATTGAATAAAGCCATGTCAGAGGCAATGAATTCTGTCGCAAAACAGAAAACAAATTTGCGAGTACTTTATGAAATGACACAGAATGTAAATGCCTCTATGGAGAGCAGGATATCAATTACAAAAAGATTACAACAACAATATCCATCATATTTTGGGAATCTATCACAAGAGGCTATTTTAGCCGGAAAGGCATCTTCGGCATATCAACAACTTACAAAAGACCTGATGGCCGTGTCGTATGCGAGAGCATACCAGAAAAGAATGGAAGAATTGGCCGAAAAATCTGTTAGTGAAGAAAAAGGATTAAATGCTGATACGAACTATATGAATCGTAATCGCATTTTTTATAATAACGCAAAGGCTTATCTTGAAAGTGAACAGGCAAAAGAAGATAAAAGAGATCTTGAACGTTCAAAAACTGGTTGGGTTGCGGATTATGATGCTGCTAAACGATATAAAGAAGCATTAGAAATTAAAGAACGATATGAAGAACGAGAAAAAAGGGCAGAACAACATCGAAAGAAAATGGAAATTATTGAAGAACAAATGACTTCATATAGTAAAAAAATACAAGAAAATCAGGAAAAAATAACAAAGGTAGAAGGTGACAATAAACAAGGCCGTTCATATTGGGAAGAACAGGTGAGTATAAGAAAATCAGCTTTCGAGGCAACCCAAAAAGGAAGTAAGGAGGCTGAAGAAGCACTTAAATCTCTGAAAGAGGCTGAAAAAGAATTGTCTCAATATAATACATACGGAGAAATAAAGAACGAAAGCAACAAATATGTAGAAAAGTTTGATAAATTATCCGAACTCGAAAAGAAGAATGCCACAGACCGCATCCGCCAACAGGAAGATTTGGAGAATAAAGTGGCCCAATCCCGGATAGATGCCATGGATGAAGGCTTTGAGAAAGAGAAAGCCCAAATGGAACTCAACCATAAAAAAGAGTTGCAGGAGATTGGCCGCCAACGTCAGGATTACGTCAATGCCGTCATACAAATGGAAAAGGAAGCTTTTGATGCCAAGGAGAAGTTGAAAGCGTCCAATGACAAGAACTATAAGCCAAAGGCATTTGATTCTTCCACCGTAAGCGTTGATACATCCGCGTTCGACATTATGGGAAAGGAAGCGAGGGAAAGGCAGAAAATGGAAATAGCCAAGTTCTATCAGGATATCCTTTCCGAATATCAGGATTACGTCACGAAGTACAACTCCACGGTGGAGAAGTTTGCCAAGGCAAGGCAAAAGTATGAGGAAGCTGGAGCTTCCGATGACCAATTGAAAGAGATTGAACACCAAAAGGAAGAAGCGTTAAAGGCCATAAACAAAGAGTTCGCATCCCGTGAGGAAAGCTTTAACTCTTGGGCTGACAGCGTGATTGATTTATCTATTGGAAAACTCCGTGAATTGCTTAATCAGGCATATCAGGAGATGATGAATATGGAAATCAGTGACCCGAACAATCCTGATTTGGCAGTCAAGAGGGCGAAAGTGGCCACGCTAAGAAATGCCTTGGAAAAGAAAGAGATTGAAAAAGAGGTATCTCCCGGAAAGTCCATTAAGGATTGGGACAAGTTGTATAAAGTCCTTACCGATGTGAATGATGTATTCGAGGAGATAGGAGATACTGTCGGGGGAACATTCGGTGAAATCATCTCTTTAGCCGGAGGTATCGCTTCCTCATCATTGCAGGCAGTGGGTGCCATAAAAGGCATCGGTGAAGCGGCATCGGGATTGGAAAAGGCATCGGGCATATTAGCCGCAATAAGTGCCGGAATGAAAATCATATCAGGAATAGGTGGTTTCTTCAAAGAAAAGTTTGGTGCCGACTACTCGGAGTATGATGCCTTGAAATCCCAATATGAAACCCTGATAGGCATTTGGGACCAACTCATAGGCAAGAAGATGGAGTATATTGACATTGATTACGGTATTGAGGCACAGAAAGCCGCAGACGAAGCCGCCAAGCTTGTCAATATACAAATAGAGCGTCAACGGCAACTCATTAAGCAGTTGGCTTCAAGCGGAAGTAGTGCCGGTTCCCATTCTCTTGGATACCGTATAAATGACCGACTTACGGCAGAAGACTACGAACGCATATCCGGCCTTGTAGGCGAGAAGATAACGGCTGAATACCAATTATGGGACTTGTCTTCCGAACAGATGGAGAAGCTGTTGACGGACGAGAGGCTTGTGTCCGTATTGGGCGAGGTAAACGGTGAGTTCATCGAATACATTCAGAATATAGCGGATTATGGCAACCAACTTGAAGAAATAGCTCAAAAGGAAAAAGAAGCATTGACCGGAATCGGCCTTGACGAGTTCAAGAGCGGATATGTGGATTTGCTGTCCGATTTGGATTCAACAAACGAAGAATTTGCCGACAATTTCGAGAAATATTTGCAGAATGCCATATTTTCTTCGCTTATAGCCAACAAGTATAAGGACGAAATAGAAAGTTTATACGACCAATGGGCGGCAGATTCAGAAAGTGGTGGAAGGCTTACTCCGGAGGAAGCAGAAAGGCTACGGCAAGAACAGAAAGAACTTACAGACCAAATGCTTGCCGACCGGGAACAGCTCATGAATGATTTCGGTTGGGAACCGTCAGGTGGTACTTCTGCGCAACAAGCCAGTAGCGCGGTTAAGGTACAGGCATCCCAAGAAAGCGTGGATGAGACCAACGGAAGGCTCACGGCCATTCAAGAAACGGGATACCGTATTGAGAATGTCAACCAGCAGCAGGCCATTGCCATAACTGAACTTAAAGGCTCGATTTCAGGATTGTTGTCCAAAATTGGCGGCATGTACAATATTTCCGATGAGACCCGTACAATTTTGGCCAATTCTTATTTGGAACTTCAACAAATCAGAGAAAATACAGGTGAAATAGTCAAGCCAATCAAACAGATGCAAAAGGATATAGAAGAAGTAAAACGAAACACATCAAGATTATGAAAGGTGAATTACTAATTAACGGAAAAGATGCCTGGACAACATGGGGTGTATGTATGGGGGAAGGATTCCTTGATTCAATAGATGCACCCGCTCCAATGAAAGACTACATAGAGAATGAAAGCAGATTGGAGCATGGCAAGCGTGTAATAACTGATAATGCCAAACTTGACTCACGGGAGTTGACATTGGCATTTACCATTACGGGTACCACAGAAAGTGATTATAGGACAAAGAAAAAAGCTTTCCTGACAGAATTGGGTAAAGGGGTCGTGGCCATCAAAGTCCCGGCACTAGGAAGTGAAGTTTATAACTTGGTCTACTTGGGTAAAAATATATCTTATGGGTTAAGCCTTAACAGGTGTTTCGGTAAATTTTCAGCCAAATTCGAGGAACCCAATCCAACAAATCGGGGAGATTTGTGACAATAGCCAGATTGTTGCAAAATCGGTTATCCAATATAATGTGGCATGAGTAATATTCCTTACTTTTGGGAATATGATAGAGATAAAGGATAACAACGAGGTATTAGTTTTGTCCACACCGATAGGTGTAGGTAGCAAGCGAAAATTTGAGTTGATGAAAGATGACTATATCACGCTCAAATTTTCCTTGCTTAATCCCATATCATTCAAAATGGGATGTTATGCAGAATGTGATTTTGGCCGTTTTGAAATCATAGAAGACCAAAAGCCATCTTTCAACAATTCCACGGGCGGTTATGACTATGAGTTGAAGATGGAAGCCTCTTACATGAAGTGGAAGAACAAGATCTTCAAGTACACACCGGAAACAGGAGGAAATGAAGCCGCTTGGGATTTGACGGCGCAATTGTCATACCATCTTGACATCTTCCTGCGTAACCTGAAAGTATGGGGATTCCAATCTGGCGATGAGGACTATGAATACGAGATTGACAATGATGTGAATGTGGATGCCTTGGTCATGCACTATTCCAACACCAACCTCATTGATGCCCTTACCTCCCTTGCGGAAGCCGCAAACTGCGAGTGGTGGATGGAAGACAAGAAAATCCGTTTCGGCCGCTGTGAGAAGGGGGAAGCGGTGGAAATAAGCCTTGGCGAAGAAGCAGAAACCATGAGCCTGTCCAAGAGCAGCGGTGACTATTTCACGCGCATATACGCCTTTGGCTCCACGCAAAACATATCCAGCCGGTACCGGAAGAAACTGGAGTTCACCATAGACACGCTTAACCGTTCTGGAAACAAAAGCGACTTTAATGACAGCAAGAAGCCTGTAAATCCGTCTTTTTTCAGGAAAGACCTCATAAAGTATTATTCTTATGAAAAACAGATGGATGGTGTAGGTTCGGTGTCCGCAAGCTTGGCCACTCCGGACGTGGAAGAATATGAGTTGTATGACAGTATTACCATAAATGCCATGCAACTATACAAATCCGCTTATGTACTTGATTTGTCTTCCATGGTATTCAGCTATGATTTTTCATCATTCCCCAATGCCGTATTGGATGTAAGAGTGGAAATAGTGGCATCCGGAAATGATTCAAGCACGGTGTTGTCGGAATCAAGCTATACCATTGACAGTTCAAACAAAACGCTCAGGCTGTCCAAGGAAAGATTTGAAAGCCCGTACGAGGCAATACGTAAACTGTATTTGCGCATCACATATTCTTGTGTATCCCCATTGGTCACATATATTCCATATACCATTGTGGGTGATTGCATATTGGGTTCTGTATATGGTTACGTGGAAACGGATGTGAATTATGTCAGTGATGACGGAGGCAACCACAAAATAGGAGTAACCATCAACCGTAATGCCATGCCATATACGGACGAGCATGCTACCTTATTATACGAAACCACGTCAAACGACAAACTATATATAGGTGCCAAATTCACAATAGAAGGGCTTGTGAAAGGGAATGTACCCCTCGGCTATTTTGATTCCGACGTGGACGGTCTTACTGTAAACGGGGTTGTACAACGCAGGCTGATGCTTCCTGAAGGCACACCGTACATAGACGTTTACCCCGACATGTCACCCGACGAAGTGATAGAGGGTATCGTGACTTTCGACTACGTCTATCCACGCAAGGTGCTTTCAATATCCTCTGTCGAAGAGGAAATGATTGATGTCACGGAAGGCGAAGAAAAGAAACCCACAGGAATGAAAGTACCGGTGTACACCATCAAGACCACCGGACTTGTGGGGTTCGACAAGTCCTATGTGATTTCAGAGGAACTTACGGTCACTTTCCAAACGGGCAGGCTTGCCGGACTTACCTTTGGATTGACGTTCCTTCCGGAGAAGAGTGACGATACGTCCACATGCTTTGAAATCGTGGCCAATGAGGATTACGGAGGCCGTTTACCAGATACTGTAATGAAGCCGGAGGCCGGGAATGATTTTGTCATGGCCGGATACGACACGGAATATGTCTTTGAGAACCTTGTCCCGGAAGCGGAAGAGGAACTGAAAACGGAAACAGAAAAATATGCCGAAAAAATCAGGAACAATATCGGCACCGTGTCGGCCAAACTCATGTCAGACTGGTCAAAGGCACGTAATGAGACACAGGATACGCCTTGTCCTTTCGGTGTCGGCCAAAAAGTGAGGGTAAACAACTCTTCATTCTTCCCAAGCCCCCGTACCATGCGCGTACTTGGCTATGAACTTGCACTTGACATTCCATGGGATTCTCCGGTATATACTATAGGTGAAAGTGCTTCCTATTCCCGTCTTGGCGCACTTGAAGACAAGATTGATTCCATCAAGCTGAATGGAAGCAGTTACTTCTCTGGAAAGGTAAGTTCTTCAACCTCCGGTACAAATGTATATTTGATAAAGAAGGATGACGAAACCGAGCCGTCGGATACAAACGCTTATTCTTCGTTAAGGACAGACAAGGAGATAAAGGATAGCATCAATAAGAACAACCGGGAACTTGACAACAAGTTCGTTTCAAAATTGAAGGATGATACGGTACAGGGCATCCTTACATTCTTGAAAGACATGTTGTTTGGTGACTACCAGGCAGGTGAAAGCGGAGGGCGTATCGGCAGTGAAGGGGATGCAGAACTGGCTTCACTGCTGTTAATGGGCGCTTTGGAGGTTGGCAAGTACGTGGCCGGGAATCGGGGCGCGAAGATTGGCGAGGACGGTGCTGCGGAACTTCTGAGCGTGTTTGTGCGTGGGATGGTAACGGCCAAAGGCATACAGTCTCCTGGATTCTCTTCGGGTGCGCTTGGCTCGGGGCTGTGCCTGAAAATGAACGAACAGGGAAGCAGTCGCCTTGAGGTGGACGAAATGCTTGTGCGCAAGGTGGCCGAGTTCATCCAGCTTGTGATTCAGGAAATCAAGCACGTGGGCGGGCAAATCGTGCTTACCCCGGCCTCGATGAAGTGCATCCGTGTGGAAGATACGGGGAGTGCCTACCGTTGCTATTTCGAGGCGACGGACGGGGTAAAGACGGTGGAGAACCAGTTTGTCGCCGGTGACCAGGCACGCGCCCAGACGTTCAACGTGAAGGAGGGCGTGAACGAGAACGTGAAGAACACTTATTACTGGCGTCTGGTGACGGGCGTGGGGGACAACTACATAGACCTCTCGAAGACGGACTGCGATGCGGGGAGCACGGTACCGGCCGCCGGTGACGAAATCGTCCAGTTGGGAAACCGGAATGACGTGGCCCGACAGGCGGCCATTATCCTTTCGGCATACGGGAACGATGCCCCTTATTTCAAGATGTACCGGGGAATCAACTCTTACAAACTGGAAGGCAAGGAGTTTGTCAACCTCTCACGGGAAGATGTCATGATTATCTCCGACAATATAAAATTGTCCACCGGCGAGACGGTGAAGGAATACATCAACGGCGCGGTGGGAGACGTACAAAGCAAAGTGGATGAAGTGAGCGGAAAGGTGGAGGACGCGGTGGAACGTCTGGCGGAGCAGCAGAATTACATCGCCGCCCTACAGAAGATCATCGAGGACTTGCAGGACCAGGTTGACGGTGTAATAGAAAGCCACTATGGTAAAACCGACCCGACAACCTCCAACTACCCGGCGAACGAGTGGACCACCGAAGAACAGAAACAGGCGCATTCAAACGACACTTATACCAATCTCAGCACGGGCAAGAGCTGGAAATGGGTGAAGGACGGTGACACGTGGAAATGGAACCCCATCACGGACACGGCCACGGAAAAGGCTTTGGCCGCTGCTGCCAAGGCGCAGGATACGGCTGACGGCAAACGCAGGGTATTCGTCAGCCAACCCACCACGGGGCAGGCTTACGACGTGGGCGACCTTTGGGTGAACGCGACTTACGGGGATACGTACAAGAACGACCTGCTGCGTTGCAAGACCGCCAAGAAAGAGAATGAGGCTTTCTCCATCTCGCATTGGGAGCTTGCCTCACGCTATACAGACGATACGAAGGCCAACGAGGCGGCAGAGGCCGCACGGGAGGCTGCGGAGGCCGCGAATGCGGCACAGGAAGCCGCCGACGAAGCCGCCGCCACGGCAGGGGAAGCCAAGACGGAAGCACAAGCCGCCAACACGGAGCTGGACAACCTGAAATCCGACGGCACGATAAGCCCGGTGGAGAAAACCGCGCTGAAGCAACAGCATGCCGACATAAAGGCGGAACACGGGCAGATAACGGCGGAGGCCGGAAAGTATTCCATAAGCGTGACGGACTATGAGGCCGCGTACAAGAAGGCCGATGCCGCGCTTACCAAATACACTGCCTCCACTCCCGAATACATCACCGTGGAATCCGACTATTCGGACATCTCCGCCTATTATTCCAAACGGCAGACGATATTGGATACCATCGCCGCAAAGGCCAAGGAAGCGTCGGACGCGGCGAAAAAGGCGGCAGACGACGCTGCCGCGAAGGCAGATGAGGCGGCAGAATCGGCGAGCGAGGCGGCACAAAAGGCCATAGAGGCCAAGACTGCCGCAGACAATGCGGCCACTGCCGCGAAAAACGCCCAGACCGATGCCGACGAGGCGAACTCCATGCTTTCGGACATCGCCAACGACAACAAGCTCACGGCGCAGGAGAAACAGCAGACCAAGAAGGAATGGGACGTGATAGTGTCCGAGAAGCCTAAAAACGACGCTTCGGCTGACAAGTTCGGCGTATCCAAGACAGCCTACGGCTCTGCATACACGGCATTAAGCACGTATATAACGCCCCTATTGTCAGATTTAAGCTCCACGAGCAACATCACGGGCACGGAGTTCAGGGCGAAGTTCAAGGCTTACTATGACGCACGCACGGACTTGCTGAACGCCATATCGGCCAAGGCCAAGGAACTGGCCGACAACGCGCAAGAGGCGGCTGACGCGGCGGCGGAGAACGCCTCGCAGGCCATAGAGGACGCGGCGGCGGCGAAGAATGCCGCCGACAAGGCGCAGGCGGACGTGGACGCCGAGAAGGAGCGCATGGACGAATGGGCGGCCGACGGCAAGTTCTCCCCTTCTGAAAAGAAACAGTTGAAGGAGGAGCTTGCCCGCATCGACGGGGACAAGACGCAGGTCACGGACGGTTACACGAAGTACGGCCTCGGCACTCCTACGGCCTATAACACGGCTTACACGAACTACCGGACGGCCATCAACGGCGTGGTGTCTTCCTCTTCGGAGACCGTGGCCATCCCTTCGGACTTCTCCACGAAGCGCACGGCGTACTATACGCAGAAGAGTGCCGCCCTGTCGGCCATCTCGGACGCAGCGAAGGCGTACGCGGACAAGGTGGTGGCGGGGATTGAAGTCGGTGGACGTAACATTCTTATGGAGACCAACCAAGGGAAGAAAAGGTGGTACGCAAATACGAATGAGGGGACGGGGAACTTCGTTGTCTCCGAATGGGTAGATTCGGGAGTGAAAGGCGTGAAGATAGAGTTGATAAAAAAACCTTCTTCTTGGAGTATTTTTTATTATAACCTCAACGGGACATTGGATTTGCTTGAAGCCGACACCACCTATACGTTGAGCTTCGACATCCTTTCAAACGCATCAAACAAGTCATTACTAGGAATAAAGAATACTGATTTCAAAGGGGACCTTACCAACAGTCCTTCGTTCAGCTTCGAGGCCAACAAGAAGAAGCACGTGGCATTGAACCTTGTGACAAACGGCCTGTCCTCAAAGGATTCCCAAGTGTTGTATTTCGGATTCCCTTTCAACTCATTAAGTTACATATGTATCAAAAACATGAAGCTCGAAAAAGGGAACGTTGCTACGGCGTGGTCTCCCGCCATAGAGGACGTGAACGGGATGATAGAGGATGCCCAAAAGGCGGCAGATGACGCGGCGGAAGCGGCCAAGAACGCGCAGGTAGATGCCACGAATGCCAACAAGGAGCTGGCGAACATCAAGAGCGACAACCTCATATCCCCCATCGAAAAGACAGCCCTGAAACAGCAGCAAGCGGACATCCGTTCGGAATACGGGGAGATTACTGCCAACGCCTCACGCTATGCCGTGTCCACCACGGCTTACAAGTCGGCCTATGACCTTGCCAACGCTGCCCTGACGAAATATACGGCTTCATCACCGGAATATATCACGGTGGGCAGTGACTACGCGAACATATCGGCCTACTACGATGCGCGGAAGACCATCCTCGATGCGATTGCCGCTGCGGCCAAGAAAGCTGCGGACGATGCGACGAACAAGGCGAATCAGGCTGTGGAGGATGCCGCGCGTGCGGGGCATTACTATCTGGACTTGGACAACGACGGCGGCCCGGTGTCGTGTGACGCTTCGGGGAACGTGACCGGCGGATTCCCGAGCAGCAAGGCCACGGTATATTATGGCACGGAACCTGATACGGGTTGGGCGTTTACGGGTGCATTCTCCGGATGTTCCGGAAGCGTGAACTCATCGACGGGACAAATCACGGTCACGGGGGTAAGCGCGGATACTGGCACGGTGACAGTCACGGCCAAGAAGAGCGGAAAGACAGACCTATCTGCGGTATTCTCTGTATATAAAGTAAAGGCGGGAGCGGACGGAGCGGACGGCACAAACGGAGTGGGCATCAAGTCCATAACCAACAAGTATGCCGTATCCGCATCGAACACCACCGCGCCGACATCGTGGAGCGATACGGTGCCGACAATGACTGCCACGAACCGTTATCTGTGGAATTATGAAATTGTCACCTATACCAACAGCACGACAAGCGAGACCAAAAAGAGGGTCATAGGTGTATACGGGAATACTGGCAACACGGGCGCCACCGGGGCGACGGGTGTGGGTATCAAGTCCATTACGGAATATTATTTGGCCTCTTCGTCATCGAGTGGAGTGACAACTTCAACGTCAGGATGGACGACTTCGGTACAGGCCACTTCATCTTCCAAGAAGTACCTTTGGAACTATGAGGTGGTGACTTACACCAATGATACGAAATATACGAGCAGTCCGGTGATTATCGGTACTTATGGGGATAAGGGTGATACTGGTCCACAGGGAGTACAGGGTCCAAAGGGTGCGGACGGGACGCCCCGCTATACTTGGATACGCTATGCTGACAACGCATCGGGTTCGGGCATCAGCAACTCTCCTACGGGAAAAACTTATATCGGGTTTGCTTATAACAAGACCACCGCCACGGAAAGCAACACCCCTTCGGATTACACATGGTCACTTATCAAAGGCGAAAAGGGCGACCAAGGTGTTCCGGGGGCAAAAGGGGCTGACGGGAAAACCACTTACACATGGATAAAGTATTCCGATAACTCGACGGGCAGCGGGATGTATGACACTCCCAAATCCACGACACAGTACATCGGCATAGCAGTAAACAAGACAACGGCCACAGAGAGCAATACTCCATCGGATTACACGTGGTCTAAGTTCAAAGGTGACGACGGTGCGGACGGGAAAGGCATCAAGAGCACCGCCGTGACTTATCAGGTAAGCACATCGGGCACCACGCCGCCCACGGGGACGTGGAGCGGTTCTATCCCTTCCGTGGCCGCCAACCAGTACCTTTGGACGCGTACGGTTATAACCTACACGGACAATACCACATCCACGTCGTACAGCGTGGGTAAGATGGGGGCTAACGGAGCCAAAGGTGACAAGGGCGATACGGGACCCGCAGGAGCTGACGGTGACGGCATCGTGTCGGTATCGAACACTTACCAGATAGGCAGTTCCGGCACGACGGCACCGACAGGAAGCTGGAGCGCAACCGTACCTTCGCCACAGAAAGGTAAATACCTTTGGACGAAAACGGTGACGACTTACAAGAAGAGTGACCCGACGACAGTGTATTCCGTGAGTTATTACGGTACGGACGGCACGGCGGCCAAGTACGTGAGGGTTGCGGGCGACCAGGTGTTTATATACGCCAATAATTTTTCAGGGAATCCCACACCTACCTCCATTACGCTGACGGCCACCCTCACGGGGACATCCGGCTACCAGTGGAGCTATAAACAGGCGGGACAGACTTCTTTCACGAACATATCGGGAGCCACTTCGCAGACTTATGCCTTGGCACATAACAATTCAACGGTTTGGGGCAGCGCGAAGTCTGTGACCATACGTTGCACATCGGGCGGTGTATATGACGAGATGACGATAGCCAAGGTTTCTTCGGGTACCAACGGGACAAATGGCAAGGATGGCACGAATGGCAAGGATGGCACGAATGGCACGAATGGAAAGGACGGTGCAGATGGTAAGAACGGCGCGGATGCCTACACCGTAATTCTTGGCAACGAATCGCATGCCTTCCAAGGAACGACGAGCGCGGCCATCGCTGCATCCACGAAATGCGAGGTTATCGCATACAAGGGTGCCACAAGGGTGTCGGCAACGATTGGTACTATAACCGGAGCACCGTCGGGAATGTCCACGAGCATTTCAAGCAACGGAACCACATCGGCCTCGTTCACGGTGTCCGTCACTTCTTCGTTGACTACCGGACAGGGCGTGCTGACCGTGCCTATCACCGTGGACGGGAAGTCCTTCACGAAGAATTTCTCATTTTCCGTGGCTTTCAAGGGCAACACGGGCGCCACCGGGGCGACGGGTCCCAAGGGGGATGATGCTGTATTCTATACCATAGAGCCTTCGGCAAATGTGGTGAAGAAGTCTTGGGACAACAAGTTAACCCCGACGTCCGTGACTTGCAAAAAATTCAAATGTGTGGGCAACACACAACAGGAGACTACGGAGAAAACGTTGAAATACCAACGTGTAGGCCAGGATAGTTCGGTACAGAATTACACAGGAGCTGTAGCCATCACACAATCCACCACGGAGATAGTGTTCTACCTTTATGACGGGAGTACACTCATGGGGGGATGTACACAAAGAGTCCCTGTCGTGGGTGACGCTGTGAATGTTTATGAAAAGGTTCATGCGGATTTCGTCATGCTTGAGAATGAATTCGGCGTGATGTCTACCAAGGTCACTACCGTGGTTGATTCCGTGACGGGTCTTGAAAAGGAAGTGGAGACCAACACGTCCAAAATATCGGCCATTGACGGGAAGGTGAATAGCACGGCATCGCAGGTGAGTTCCTTGGGCACGAGGGTGAGTACCGTGGAGCAGACGGCAAGCAGTCTGAAAACTACGGTACAAGGCATACAAGGGGATGTGAGCACTTTGGAGCAGACGACGAGCAAGATTTCTTTAAAGGTGGATAGTATTTGGCCGGACAATATTTTCCCGGATGGAAGTTTTGAAAACGGTGGATTGGCGAACCGAAACCTGTCAAATTGTACGGTTTCAATTGACACGTCCTCACATATACATGGTAGCAAAAGTTTGAAAATACAATGTGTAACAGGGAATTCATGGGTATATGTAGGGCGTGCGCAAATTCCAGTTGTTTCCGGAAAAGTATATACCATAGTCATGTGGATACGGGCGACGTCCACTTTTACAGAAAGCGGCGGTGCGACAGGGGCTTACTTTTCAAAAAACGACCAGCTTGAACTGGCTGGATTCACAGCTTTCCAACCTCAATTTACATCGGCATGGACAAGGAAAGCATATAAGGTTACCGCTCCGAGTGGAAGCAATTATCTTGTATTACGCCTTGGAACGGCGGGACAAACGACAAGCCGTACGTTGTATTTTGACAGCATCATGGTTTTTGAAGGGGACTTGACAGGAAGTTTGCCTTCAGGATTCGTGGAGGGGAAACATGACGGGGAACTTGCCACGGGAATAGACGTGATAAACAAAAAAATCACCGTGACGAGCGACCAGTTTGTCATACAGAACAATGACGGAGAAGTGACGGCGAGCGTGGACGCAGACGGGGTTCTGAAAATAGGAAGTGGGGAATTTTCGGGTTACATGAAGACCGTACCACAGGTGGACCCCAACAATAACAGCGTCACGGTGACGAGGGACGTATTGAAGAAAGGGGGATTCTTCTGTTTCCCGACAAGGGACGGAAGTTCGCGCGGCACTGTGACACTGCCCACATCCGGTGACTACTTGGGGACGCACCTCTACATATACAGTGGAAGCAGCGTGCAAACGTCGGGTGCAAAAATATCTTACAACGGGGTGGAAAACTACACCTCTCTTGTCGTAAGTACATCTTGCACATACGTGGAACTCGTGGCCGTGCCAAACTCTGTGGATGCAGCAAGATGGCACGCCTACCAGACGGGACAAAGCAGCACGCTGCCTGACATCGTGTGGCTCTTGCTCGTTCCTGGCGGTGCGACGTACAAAGCGTCGGGCACGGTGTTGACCATAAGCAGGGCGTGATTGGAGGCATCCGGCGGAAAAAACATGCGAAATTCAAATAACATTATTCATTAATTTAAAAACAAAAGGTTATGGAGATTAAGACAAACAGCACGAGGGTGATTTACAACGGAGAGACCACAACGGCAAATGCCAAGTACTACATCGAGTATGAGACGGACGGCAAGGAACTGAAACGCGTGAACGCCTCGGTGAACAAAGTGGAGGAAGTGGAGTTCCCTATGGAGGAAGGCATGCAGAAGGGCGTGCAGGAAACCCCGTTGGGCGGCATCTATTATGAGAACGGTTATTACACGATGTCGAACTTCCCGGAGAGTGAGGAACTTCCGAAGTACATATCGGATGCCATCCAGATAGTGAAGCAGATAAAAGAAGACGCTTCTGCCTGACTATTGAAACAACGGGTATAAGGCGGCGGTGCCTGCCTTACCCGTTTGCCGGGGTCTTGTCTTGTGGACCGGGGGGGGCTTTGGCATTAATTAGAAAAATGTATTGTAATGGAGAAAGCTATTATTGATTTTATTGAAAACCACATGATGAACCACATCATACTCATAGCGTTATGCGTGGCGGCCACGATAGGTGCAATGGCCGTGGATTTGGTCTCGGGGGTACAAAAGGCCAAACAACGCGGTGAGGCACGGACTTCTACGGGATATAAGAAGACGGCCACGAAGGCTAAGAAGTATTTCACGCCTTTCCTGACGTTGTGTTTTATCGACATCCTTTGTTGCGTGGTGATTCCCATTCCGGTGTTCTCGATGTTGTGGACGGCTTACTGCATTTTCTGTGAGTTTGTGTCCGTAAGGGAGAAATCATGGCAGAAGGAGGAGCTTCGGAAGGCGGAGAAGACGATGAGAGTAATCATTGACAACAAGGATGAGATAGCCAAGATGGCGGCAGAGCTTCTGTTTCAAAGGGAGAATGAGAATAATACAGTAAAGAAGGAGGAAAAATAAGATGGCACTTAGGAATTTGAATTTCACCCTTCAGGGTGACAGGTATGTGGCGGAAGAGACGGTGAACGCGGACTATGCGCTTCATCTGGAAAGGAAGGCGGGCGGCGGTTTTTATATTTTGCAGCGCAGTTCGGACGATGGCATGTTCGTGTCGTGCCCGCTCCCGGCGGGCTTGTACAATCCCGGCCAGTTCATAGACTGGTGTTTCGGCCATGGCGTTTATCCGATGCACATCAGGATTGAGAGCATGACGGAGGTGACGAAGGGCACTATCAGGGAGGCGGAATGATGGAGAGGATGAACTTTTCACGGTTGAATATGACGGGGCTGGGTACAGCCCGCGTCAATTCTTCCGGTATCACGGAGTGCGGGGATTCGTATGAGCTTGTCGACAATGCCTTGCTCTTGGAGCAAGGGAAGGCTTGGCTTTGGGCTGACGGAAGTCCCGTAATGATGGCAGAGGTGACGAGAAGGACAGTTAAGAAACAATTAAAACATAAGTAGTTATGGCAGTAGAAGGAAAAACGATATTACAGACTACGGAGCGCACGGAGCTGACGGGGAAAGAGGGTATCCCGTTTCAGGAGGGTGTGCAGAACGGGCATGTGCTCATGGAAAGGTTGAAAGAGTATGTGGGCGAGGGCTTGGTAAAAGAGGACGGCTTGAAGACCATCAACGGGGAAAAGTTGACCGGAATTGGAGATATCACCTTTGAAAGCGATGCCGGTAAGCCGGTCATATTGAGGTATCCCAAATATAATGAAACCTCGGACGATTCCACGATGCTGGAGAAGGCCAACAGTGGCGAATGGTTTTGTACCCTACCCCAAATGTTGGAGAACTATAACGACGGTAACCTGAAAGCACCTTTCATCGGGGTTCAGGACGACACGAATGAGAATTTCAGCCCCGTGACATGTTACCGTATATATTCGGCAAGCAATTACTATTTTATGCTGTATTTCCTGGAGTCTAACAACAATATGGAAATACAGTTCAGGGGGTTCCGCATGAAGTATGATCCACAAGATCTGACGAAGTGGACGGGCGTATTTGATAACGGCACAGTCCGACTTTCTTTGGCATCTGCCAGCAATGACGGGCTGATGAGCAAGGAGGACAAGGCCAAGGTTGACGGAATCTGGTTCAGCGAAGATGAGAACAGTGTGCTGTTCAACGGGAAGAAGTACGGGGTACATGTATTTAAGAACCTACAAAGATTAAGCACGTCATCTTCTTCGGATGATGTTAAGAAAGCATTAAACATAGACAGTCCACAAGACCTTGAATCTTTAATATCTAAAGGATTAAATTTTGTTAGTGTTGATACAGAGTCCACGGATAAAAATTTATGTCCGTGTTCAGTCCGGTATGCTGCCCCCAATATTATATCAATCACTTATTGTTCTGCATATAGCAGTAACATTTTAACTGTACATATTAGTGTGCTTTCTGGGAGCAGTTCCAGTTTCAGGGTTGATGGCATAGAAGACCCTATAAATTCCATCCCATCAGTAAACAATACCCTGACATCTACATCAGCATCTGAGGCATTATCGGCATCCATGGGTAAGAAATTGCAGGATGAGAAGTTGGCGAAGGAGGATGTGGTGGACAACCTAACTACGGATGAAGCTTCAAAAGCCTTGTCGGCTGCTCAGGGGAAGGCGTTGAACGACAAGATTGCGGAAATCTCAAATCCTGCCTCTGCGGAAAAGGATGGATTAATGTCGAAGGAGGACAAGGAAACCTTTGACAACATGAAAGACGGTGGTGCCATCGAGTATAAGGAAATTTCCGGGCAGACGGTGGATGCCGATGACCTTATCGTGCCGAAACTCACCGTAAGATACCTGAACAAGAACGCCTCCACAGCGGAAAACATATCGAATATACCGGCAAAGGGAGGCTTCGTTTTGGAATCAATGTGCGTGAGGTATGTGGATGAGGATAATTGCGGGTATATACAGACGTATTACTCCCAGAATTCGGATTCGAGGATACTCCCCTTTTCCCTCACAAGACAATATACAAACGGGAAGTGGACTGAGTGGCGGAGTACCGTGGGAAGATACCTGTGCGTCAATGAAGCCTACGAAAAAGTGGGAACTACTTTTTTAGGTACCGGGTTCCAGGTGGGGAACATATTCGACCGCTCCATAGTGAAAGACGGGGCTTTGGCCATTTCAACTCAAGACGTTGCCCTTCACCTGACAGGAGTTAAAAACAGTACCACTTATAAGGTTGTGTCGAATGCTTCAGTGGGATACTGGATGATGAAGAACTGTCCGGAACAATTTTTCCATGCCGGAAAGGTCGCAGTAAGTGAAGACAAGACAAGCGAATCGGATGAGACGAAAAAAGAATACGTGGCCGAAGTGGTGTCCGTGGATGCGGAAGGGGGGACCGTGACGTTCTCGGAGAGCTTGAACCCATACACGGATTTCAATGATTATTCCGCCTCGTTCAAAGCCTATGCGGAAAACGGTTCGTTGTGCCTTTCGGCAGGCACTTCCACATTTCTCGGCATCGCCGGGGAAGAGTGCGTGGCGGGCGCGGAAAGTGCTGACGGGTGCGTTGCCCTTGGCGACCGTTGCGTGTCCACGGGTGGTTGTTCCGTGGCATTGTGTTGGCAAACGGTGGCGCGGAACTTCGCCGAGACGGCGTTGGGGATGTCCAACAAATCGCACAAAGGGGATTCTGCGGACAAGCAGACGTTGTTTTCCATCGGCAACGGGACGCAGTATTTCAACGATTGGGGGACGGCAAAACAGAAGAACGCCATGGAGGTGATGAAGAACGGTGACGTGTACATCGAAGGTGTCGGCGGATATGACGGAATCAACGATGGTTTCACAGCCCAATCCGTGCAGGAAGTAATCTCCGGTTTGCTGTTGGAGGTTTCGGCATTAAAGGAGGAAATAGAAGCACTAAAGGGAAGCGGGGCATGAAAAAAGGGAGGCCGCCGCCTCCCTACACATTAACCTTAATCTTAATACTTTATGAAAACATATTAATTACATAAGCGTCCCTCGCGGGAGGCAGAAGCAAAGTTAAACAAAAAAGTGGAGATATGAAAGCAAGTAATTCATTGATCGAGGCGATAAAGCGTTTCGAGGGATTCCGGGGCACGGCTTACCGTTGCCCGGCGGGGGTGTGGACGATAGGCTACGGACATACGGCGGGCGTAAAGCGTGGCGACAAGATGACGGAGGGCGAGGCGGAACGGCAGCTCAGGCGTGACTTGGCGGAATATGAGGCATTCGTGGACAAACTGGGCGTGACGGAGAGGCAGAACAAGTTTGACGCGTTGGTGGATTTCGCGTATAACCTTGGGTGCGATGCGTTGGCCGGTTCCACACTTTTGAAGAAAATACGGGCTTGCGCGCCTGATGCGGAGGTGCGTGCGGAGTTCATGAAGTGGGTGTATGCGACGGTGGCCGGGAAGAAGCGGAAGCTGGAGGGGCTGGTGAAGCGTAGGAAATGGGAGGCTGACAGGTTCTTTAATATCGCATAGCAATGGGAACGAGTGATGAATACTGGCCGATGCTTGACGACGGCGGGGGAGACGACGGGAAGGGTTTGCCGCCTTGGTTGGTTTTCCTCGTGTTGGCCGTGGGGGTCTGGATGCTGGCGCGGGCATTGGCGATGTGAAATGAATGATTATTAACCCGGTGACGGGGAAGCGGTCTTTGACTTGGTGGGATTGCAGTTTTTTGCAAATTAACAATTAATTGCATTGCAAATGCGTAGTAGTTTTGTATCTTTGCAAGATGTTGTAATACAATATAATAAAATAATAATATTGCAAATGTTATAATGATAATGTGCAAATGATGGAACAAAAGATAATTATGCCTGAGATAGGATTTGATATGCCTATAACAGATTTGGTTCTTGAATTGGAAAAATTAAGATACAAAGTTCTTGAAGGTACCACACATCCTTTGGTTTTTATGCAAATCAAAAACGTTTTCCATATGCTTGAAAGTATTGGTTCTTCTCGTATAGAAGGAAACAATACAACCATCATGGATTATGTGGAGAGTACAAAAATTAATGACGAAAATAGGAATAGGTCAAATGAACAGATTTTAGAAATATTAAATATTGAAAAAGCAACTTCTTTTATTGAAAGTGTTATTGATGACACTCCAATTACATTGTATTTTATAAGAGAACTTCATTCTTTGGTTGTCGATTCCCTTAGTGAAAGCAAGGAAGGTTGTTGTACAAAAGGTGAATTTAGGAAATGCAATGTCCGGATAAGTGGGTCTCTCCATACACCTCCTGACTTTTTGCAGGTACTACCTCTGATGCAAGAACTTGTTGATTTTATCAATGAGACAACCAAACCTAAATTTGACTTAATAAAAATATGTATAGCACATCATCGTTTTGTGTGGATACATCCATTTGAAAATGGAAATGGCCGTGTCGTACGATTGTTTACTTATGCACTATTGTTGAAGAATGTCTTTAAGAGTAAGCAACGAATTATAAATCCGACTGCTGTATTTTGTTCTGATAGAAGCAAATACTATAATTATTTGTCTTTGGCTGATAAATATACTAACGAGGGTCTGATTGCTTGGAGTGAATATGTCTTGAATGGGCTTAAGGTTGAAATTGAGAAAATAGACCATATTGTGGATTATTCTTATCTGCGGGATAAGATACTTATTCCATCTTTATCGGATGCATTATCGAATAAATATATCACAGATGTGGAACATTCCATTTTGAAATTAACTGTGTCTAAAAAGACACAAGAAATACAAGCATCAGATATAAAAGAGCTTTATATCACGAAGACTTCATCAGAAATATCCAGGATCATACGTTCGCTTATTGATAAAAGAATGTTAATTCCCATTTCGGAACGAGCAAGAAAATATGTTATCTCTTTTGGTAGTAATTATTTGCTTAGGTCTGTTCTTAAGTCTCTTGATAATAATGGTTTTCTACCTTTGAATAATTAATTGTATAATTGGTAATAAAGCGGCAATCCCACATAAACAAGTCGGGGTTGCCGCTTTTTCGTTGCCACAAAAAGAAGTAGGAATGAATAGATTTTTTAAAGTGTTCTGGCCTTGGCTGATGGTGCCGGTGTTCTGGCTCGTGGTCGGCCTGTTATTGTTTGCCATATGCGGATGTGCCGGTTCAAAGCATTTGGAAACGGAACGTACGGCAGATTATACGGGACACAGTTCTTCTTTTGAGGATACCGTGGACAGTCTGCGTATGGAGTTGTCACGTGTCGTCCGGCATACGATGGAGCGTTTTTCGGACTTGAAGGTGGAGAAGCGGACTGTGGTATGGTCGGAACCGGATTCTTGCGGGAAGCAGTATAAGGAACGTGAGAGCCACACGAGCATTGACCGGCGAGACCGGGAGATTACGGAACTGGAAGAGAAAACCATGGCAGACTATCTGAGGCTTTCACACCGGATTGATTCGTTGATGGAAAAGGTGGAAGGTTTGTCGTTGGAAAAGGTAGCAGAACGTAAGCTTTCGTGGTGGGAGGAAACCAAGCTGCATTACGGAGGATTTGCGCTTCTGGCTGTGGTTGTTTGTATCCTTATCGGATTCGGAAGGTTTGTGTACAGGCTGAAAAAGTAACGTTTGCTCCTTCGGGGACGGGAGAATGAAAAAAAGCCCCCAACGTTCCTTGCATTACCACATGACAAGACGCGAAAATAGCTCGCGCGTTGAGGGCTTTATGTCTTCATCGCGAGCTATTGTTGTATATAAACGCCTTGTCATGTGGTTTGACAAAGGTATGAATAAAAATTGAATATTGTATGTGTAAGGCAGATATTTTTAATGAGATTATTCAGGTTGTCAGCAGGGAAACGGAAATCGCACCCAAAGTCATATTGTCGGGAAGCAAGGAGGCGGAGGTCGTCGATGCGCGTTACTTGCTTGTGTATTTCCTTTTTAAGGAGGGCTTCTACCCTTCCCAAATTGCATCATTGGTCGGCAAGACGAAACGGGCGGTAAACTATATGCTGTCTAATTTTTCTTCGCGTGTGAGGTGTGGGAAAATGATGGGAATATATCGGGAAAGAATCGGGAATGAGTTGGGAAAGAATTGATTTTGAGTGACATAATGTATTTGTAGTTTTGCAGGGTCAGGATATGCCTGACCTTGTAACTATTAATTAAAAATACATTATGGAGAGAACTTATGTTTTTAATCAGGAGCCTTCGAGCGGTGGGGGCAACAAGTTTGACATCATGGCCATGCTTCCTAACCTGATGGGCGGCAAGGGAGTGGATCCTAACTTGATGGCGCTCCTTTCTCAGGGACGCAACAACCAGGACCAATGGGGAGGCTCATGGTGGTTTATCTGGATTATCCTGCTTTGGTTCTGCTGGGGCGGTAACGGATTCGGTTTCGGAGGACGTAACGGAGGAGGATTACCGGCTGAATTGAACGGTGATGTGGGTCGTGAATACCTGATGAGTGCCATTCAGGGTAACGGCAATGCCATTAACCAGCTCGCTTCTTCTTTGAACTGTTCTACACAACAGTTGCAGACGGCTTTGTGCAACATCCAAGGCTTGATTCAGGGTGTAGGGAACCAGGTGGGCATGTCCACGCAGCAAATCATCAACGCCTTCCAGAGCGGAAACCAAGCCATTCTCACTCAGATTGCCGACTGCTGCTGCAAGACGCAGACAGCTATTGAACGTCAGGGATATGAGAACCGTTTGGCAAATTGCGAAAGCATGAATACGCTCACCCGTACTATGGAGGGTAACACTCGCTCTTTGGCTGATGCTTACCGTGACGGTTTTAATACGCTTGTCGCCAAAATGGATGCGGCAGAGGCGCGTCGTCAGCAAGAGGCTTTGGCAGCCAAGGATGCGGAGATTGCCACATTGAAGGGTGAGATTTCGCAACGTAACCAGAACGCTACCATCCTGAATGCCGTAGGACAGCAGATTGCGCCTTTGGCGGCAGGCTTGCAGGCTTTGCAGGGGGATGTGGATGGTATCAAGTGTAAGATGCCTCCCACAGTAGCGGTACCGTACCCGCAGTTGCAGGTATATAACCCGGAAACTTTCCGTGCGGCAGCTTTCGGTGCATACGCCGGAGATGTGGCTTATGGCCGCAGCGGTTATGGATGTGGTAACAACTACTGGGGTTAATTCCGGTAAGAAAGGAGGTAGCTATGTGGCCTAACTTTTTTACAGGACTTCCCTTTCCGTTCCCGTCACTGGGCAGGGTGAATTTCAACACCCTCCCGACGGTGGCGGTCACGGTGGGCACGGAGAATGTGACGCTGGAGCTTCCCAACCATGCGTTCCGTAACAGGGACTATGTGGGCGGGTTCTACATCAACCTCCGTCAGGCGATACCGGCCGGTACGACGGGCACGCTCCCCATACTGATAGGGACAAACGGTGATACCCGTCCGCTTATGGCTTATAACAATGAGCCGGTGACGGTGGCCAACCTTGCGGGAACGGGCATTTATGAAATCCATTATAACAAGTACACGAATGAGTTGTTCCTTGTCAATGGAGGATACAGGCCAACGACCGCCACGGCGGCACAGGCAAACGTGAGAACGGCTCCGGCTGGAGTGAACAAGTAATTAACCGGGGCATCGCAGGTTGCGGTGTCCCTATTTAAAAAACAACAATCATGTTTCAGAATTTAAGGGCAAACAATCAGTTATTCATCCTTCATAAGGAAGCTAAGCATTATGTGGAGATAGGTTCGGTGGTGAGCGTGTCGGCTCCCAAACCCAAATATCCCATGACACAGCCTTTCCCGTCACCGCAGATAGAAATGGTGGTGGACGTGGTGGCCAGTATCAACGGGCAGAATACGACGTTCCAGAACCTTCCGGCAGGCGGTGACATCGCGGACTTCGGACAGAACGGGAATATCGTGGTCTCATGTTCGCGGGATGCGATGAACAATGAAATCTCGATGATAAAACAGAAGAGCAGCGAGATTGTCAACAGCCGGGATTACCATCTTAATGTGATAACCGCATGCGATGAGATGCTGACCATGCTCAACCCTGAATTTGCGGAGAAACAAAGGCAGGAACAGGAGATTTCAAGCTTGAAAAGCCAGATGGCCGACATGAGCAAGAACATGTCCGACCTTATGGCGTTGAACCGGCAGCTTATGGAGCAGCTTGGCCTGAATGCTGAAACATCTAAAACCAAGAAGTAATTATGGGAATGTGGAGTATTTTGGAAGAGGGGCGTGACGATTACGGACGCGGCTTCGGAATGAGAGGCGGCAGTGAACTGGAGGAGGCTTACAGGGAAGGTTGCCGGCATGGTTATGAAAAGGCCATGAGAGAGATGCACGGAGGAATGGGGTTCCGTGGTGAAGGCGGTTACAACGGTGGAGGAAGTTATTCCGACATGGGGGAACGCCGTATGCCGGGCTACTTTCCGGAGTATCCTCGAATGGATGAGATGGGCGAACGTCGGCGCAGACGTGCCAACGGGGAGTTTTATTAACATGGGAGGGGTGGAATGCCCCTCTTTCACTAAATCATAAATGGGTTATGGGACAAAGATTGGATACATACGACAGGCTTCCGTCGGGAATGAAAGAGTATCTTTCACAGTACGGGTGGCATTTCTCAAAAAAGATGTGCGAGTGGGCCGTATCGAAAATGAGGGTGTCGGATGATTCTTCATCTGCCGCATCTACAGGTAAGACACGTAAGCTGGAGGCAATGAAGAAGGATGAAGTCGAGGAGCTTTTGAAGAAATACGGTATCAAGTTGGAGAAGGATGCCGGATACGACTGCGTGTACGTGGCCAACATGGCGAAGGCGGATTATTACAAGAGCTCGATTGCCGACGAATCACATCTTGCGTTGTTCGTCAAGGATTATATTGATGATCCGGACGGATATGAGGGGTTGCCTTTCACGAGGTTTTACGCGGATTGCATCGGAAGCGGTACACCGATTATGTGGTCGGATATGTTATGATAGTGCAGGATTTCTACATACCGGAATATGACTGGAAGGTTAGGGTTTACTATGCCGTGACGACGTACTGGAAGTATGAGATTCTTCATGAGTTGAAAAGGATAGGATGCCGGGGTGAACAGCTTGAAAGGGCTGCCCGGAGCCTTTCTGAGGGTAATCCGGACACGGGGCTTACGTATTCTGACTTTTACGGGCGAGAGACGTTGATGGTGATTTCGCTTACGTCTACCCCTGAGCAGTTCCAGAACTCATGGGACCATGAGAAGGGGCATTTGTGCCGGCATATCTCACAGGCGTTCGGGATTGACCCGTTTGGGGAGGAGGCGCAGTACCTTAGCGGGTATGTGGGCCAGAAAATGTTTCCGGTGGCGAAGAAATTCCTTTGTGAACATTGCCGGAAGGAACTGGTAAGAAGATGATAAGTATATATGGAGCGAATGGAAGTAATGAAGGTATTGAAAGCTGTGTTCAGCGGCAAGAGCCGGGAGGAAGTATATAGTATGCTTTCTGCGGATGAGAAGAGAATATTGAATGACATTGCTGCCCGTCATGGTGTGAGCCGGGGGATGCGAAGAAAACTTGAACGTGATGCGAGGAAGGGAATACATTGATGAGCTGATTGACAGAACCGACAATATTCCGTATATGGATTATTGCCGGTTGCTGTCGGTACTGTATTGGAATTTATGAGGACCAATACTATTGTTCATTTTATCAATCCATAAATTTTCAGCCATGACAGAATCTTATTGTAGATGAACTCCACATCATTACGGAAGTCCATATAGTTCTGATAAAGGAAGACCAAATTCGCACAATTATTAGAAATTGTGCTTTTAGCCTGAATGCCTAACACTTTGGATAACTCGTTACGCAACCCGGAAGCCATCTTATCGCCTGCCAAAGAGGATGGAGAGTAAAGATATAATATAATGAAGATGAACTTTTTACGTTGCATTACTGTACTTATACCTTCATCGGACTTTTTGCAAATGATATTGGTGAACGTTTTATAAATTAGGGGAATAAGCTTCTTGTCTGATAGTATCGGTTTTATTAAGATGTTTTCTTCTTTGGACAAATCCGATTTTACGCTTCTGATTTTCCTAATGCGTTTGATTTTATCAAAATCCAGTTCCATGACACGATTATTTAATTAGAAATCCGTATATTTGTACCTAAATAATCGTTGGGGGCCTGCTTGGTCGTGCGGGCTGGCTCCCTTTTTTATTTTCCATTTGTCTCCCGTCCCCACAGCATTGCATTGTAGAGTGAGGTAGCATAGAGTTTCACTTCCCAATTTTTGGTAAGATATTCGTTACCAAGGGCTGCAAGACTGGCTTTGTACCAGAGGTATTCATTTCTTTCAAGTTTCATATATTCCTTTATTTGTCCGGTTCAATAAATTCGACATCGTAGAGTTCACAAAGTTGCTCGAATGTAGCTTCCTCTAAATCATGGTCGAAGATGTGGAAACACCCAAAGTTGTAGCCGAAGTTCTGACCGTCACAGAATGTTTGCTTTTTCGCGAGCGCACATTCTTTGCTTTTCAAAGAGAAGCATACGATTTCATTTCCTTCATTAAGGAGTTGTTTAAGCCGGGAGTAGTCCCGGCTGGTTTTGTAGGGTATCATAGGCTGATTATTTTTAAGTTGCTCTACTTTTGTTAGATAATCCTCTTCCGATTCATAGAAAAGTCCATCCCCGCCTCTGTACCCAACTTCTCTGGTGACGTTATTGACTGTCCATCCTTCCAGATAAGCACCGCAATTAGTACAACACTTTTTCAAGGATGGGTTTTCTGTCCCACATTTTTTACATTTCATATTTATTCTCCTTTCAGCTTTTTATCCACCATAATACGCAATGCTTCTTCACCTCGTCCCATCTTGTTCATCATCTCGGCAACTTGCGAATCGAAGTCACGGCTTTGCAGTCCCACCAAAGCGATTAAAGCCAATGATTGAATCTGTTCGGACTGGATGGCAGTCACTTCGATTACTTTTTCAAGCATGCCTTCATTGCTGAACCCTCTTTGTTTCATGCCCCTCAGTCCGGCGGCATTCTTTTGGCTTGAAGTGATTGTTTGCAGGATATATCTCAATACACTACTTTTGTCTTTGAGTAAATCTGATATTTCCATTTTTAAAACCCTCCTTCCTTGTATTTGGTTATACATTCATCCAATTGCTTTTTGGCGTCTTCCACAATCTTTTGATATTGCCTGATTTCTTCAATTTCATTTTCTGACAATTTAGGACAACCTTTGAGCCATGAATGGTAGTTACAACCGTTTATTCCGAAGAAGGAACATTCTGTGTTATAGTCATACCATTTCAGCAGTTCCCCTTCTGGGGCGTTTTCTTTCAAGTCGGTGACTATAACGTCCATGTTGAAGTGATAGTCGCCACAGCACACTATTTCGCCCACGCATCCGGCGACCCAACCTTTCTTCGCATCCTCATAGTCGAAGCCGTGCTTTTTGCAGAAGGCTTCGAGCAGGGCGTTGCAGGAATCGTAGTAATTGTTCAATAATTGGTTATTCTTCATCGCTTCCTCCTTCCAGTAGTTCGGGGTTGTCGTGGATGTTGCTGATAAATTCAAGATGTGAACCTCCGCATAGGCGAAAATTCCTTTTGTCATTTGACAGGTGGAATCCTCCATTGTTCCATTTTATTTGAAATGTATCGTATCCGGCGACATTGGTACAAAAAACTCCATTAGGAATATCAATTCCATACTCTTTGGTTTTGACTATATCCCCCTCGTAAATCTCTTTTCCGTTCTTGTCGTACAATCCTGTGAACTGCCCGACGGTATCGGGATTGACAACTGAAATTTCATCGTCAAGATATTCGATGGCTACATCTGTCCTGTTGGTTATTTCATAATTCTCTTGTGAACCATGATATATTATACACCCATTTCCGAAGTGGATTAAGTCACCGAATACCCATTCGCCGTTTTCGATTCTTTTTCCTCTGAATCTGATTTCCCGTTTCATTCCTGTCCTCCTTTCTTTTTTAGTTCTGCCACCAAAGCGTCGGATTGACTGACTGGCATTTTCGATGTTTTTTCGCAAGACAAGGTTTTATCATTACAGAATGCTTGCGTTTCCGCTATGGCCTCCTGTATGCGGACTTGATTCCAGTCGATGGTGTCTTCGTTCTTGGTTTGTAAAAATTCAAGTTCCGACTGGGAATAGTAAATTCCACTGCAATCATCGCTTATATATACTCGTTCGATACCGTTTTTACTAATCACGCGTTCTCCCGTTTCGTTGACATTCACTATATGCCCGTTTGATTTTATTCTTGCTTTCATATCCATTTTACTAATTCAAACTCATATACCCACACATAAGGATTGCTTTCCCATGTGCCTTTGCCGCTTATCTTGTCTATCAAAGCAGCGTAGGCTTCACGGGGTGTATCAAATCCATCATCTTTATTTCCTTCAAAATCATAGAATATGGACGGTGGAAATTTATCATCTCCTGAATCCTCAAATATACCCTCTTTGATGCAATCATTATCAGATATTTCCTGCAACCGCTGTATTCTTACTTTGTTGATGCGGATGCGGTGAAGCATATAATCTGCCCTGACAAACATCTTGTTGTTCCAACCTGCAAGTTTTGTTGGTTCAACACCTTCAAACTCAAGACAATCGTCCCATAAAGCTCCATAAGACATGTCTTTATAGCTTCGTGCAATGGCAACGATTTTCCCCTCCTTATAATGGCAATACTTGGATTTTCGTATATCAATAAAATCCCCATCGCTGTTTTCGTACACTAAAGTATCTTCCCTCTCATCCCAAACTAATGAGAAAAATTCCTTAGATATAATTCTTCTTGTCTGCGTTTTTCTTCCTTCCAATACAGCTTGTGTCAAGCCGTATTTGTCATTAAACATTATCTTTTTCATTTTCAATACTTTTTATTTCCTTGTTTGGTAACAAATCTTCAATGTATGCCCAACGTTTCGGTTGTATTTTATTTATTCCGTACATAAATGAGAATCCGCCGCTGTGATAAAATTGACTGAGGAGAAAAAAACTACTACCTCCTGATTTTACCTCTACGAGACATTGGGCGTTCCTGTCTTTGGGTCGTTCGCTTGCGTCGTGCCATACAGATTTTATACGCCAGTTGGCACCACTGACAAAAGCCTGTTTAACGTCTCTAACTTCTGCATAATCGCTGTCCTCTGATTGGGCGGTATATATTGCCGCCGCTTTTTCAATATCTTCCCTTTTCATATCACTTTATTTGAAATACTCTTTGCACTTGAATCCTTTTCGTGGCTCAAAGTCTTTAAACTCGCAAGTTCTAAATATCCACTTTTTATCTACCCATCCTGCTAAATCCTTTTGCCATTGAGGGAGGATCTGCCGTGGGTTGTTTAAATCTCTATACGGTTGGGCGTGTGGTAGGTACCTACGTCCTTTATTTCTCCAATAATTCACCCGATTAAATGATTCTTTAAAATCGTCAAGAAGAATGCAATAAAAGAAATATTCACCCTTGTAACCGTACTTTTCTATTAAAGCCGTAGCGCGTTCACATTCAATTATCTGCTTCGGTGTATCGCAGCCGAATCTTATACATTTTATCCATTTGACCTTAGCTAATAGTTTTGCAATATCATCCGTAACTAATCGTGCGTCTAATCCTTGATTAAAATCTACATGTAAATTCAAACGGATAATCTTTTCTATCTGACTTAATCCGTAATCGGAAGCAAGTATATTATTGTCCATGAGAATAATATTTTTTCGCCCTTCTATGGCTATTTCCTCGATGTCCATATAAGGCCGTATGTTTCCCTCTTTTTTGGGTACGACACACCATTTGCATTTATTGGGGCAACCACGTGTAAGAAAACCGTAGGCTGTTTTATGGTCTATGGAGGGGTATAAGCTGTAATCAGGTTGCATCCGGTCGATTTGTTCCGGAAGAAACTTCTGTATATCATATCCTGTTCCACCTTTCTCTATGCAATCCGCATTGTTTATGTATTGATGGTAATCTTCCGTAAATGAAAATACTTTCGCCATATACAATTTATCATAGTGTTCGAACGGGTTATACCATTCCACCCTATCACCTTGCTTTTTGTGCCATGCACTTATCTTCATAAGAGCAAGATTCGGATAATTGCTATCTACAGCCAATAAACCTATATTCATAAATCAAACAGTTCTTTTTGTTTATATACATTGCCGTTTTTCAGTCTCACTTCGCCCAGGACAATTCTATTGCTTTAAATATCTCATAGGCTACTTGCGGAACAAGCTGCCGTGTGTCAAGTGCCTATCCATCGATTCCAAACTTAATCTTAATCAGATTGATGATGGCTTTATATTGCTTTTTCTTTTCCATCACTATTTCTGTTTTTCGTCTAAAAAATCAAAAGCATCGTCCACTTCAAGCCTAAGCCCAAGTTTAGAGGGAAAGGACTTGATGTAGTTGTAGAATCTGAATGCAAGCTCATCATCGTCACCGCACCTGTCTATCAGCGTAAGAAGGAGTGCATTCGTAATGTCGGCATCATGCCCGAAATTTTCCTGGGTTGAAGATTCCAAATGGGCAATATCCCGTTTTATGCACCTGATGGCATGAATGGCGGTGTTATAATTCCGCTTCACATCGTGACGCAGGGCGCAACCTTGCTTCTTGAATGCTTCCTGCATATCCATGAGGTTGGTTTCCAATACATCGGTCAGTACGTACACGATGTTGGTCAGTGTATTTAAGTTGTCTGTTCCTTGTTGCATGTCAAAATAATGTTTTTTGGGGATTTTGGATAATAAGCGGATGCTTGGGCTAATAGCTTTCACCGCTTGACGTGGATGCGGTGAGGGGGATGAAATAACGGCATGAGGCATCCTTCGGGCGGACTTCCTTGTAATCCCCGTGGCGGCCTTTCACGTGCCAACAGCGGCATTTGTACTCCCCTGCGGAATAATGCACGCATTCGTTGCAATGGCATGACGGGTCATAGGGGCCATAGTAACTGGGCTTTTCTTTCTCCCGTGGTTCGTGCAACGTTTCATCCCGCTTGACGGCCTTCTCCGGTTTCCGGTTGGCTGGATTCCTTTTCTTTGGCGGGAGAGTACGGCGTTTAAGACCGATCGAGCTTGCCTTTTGGTATATCCCGTGCAAAGTGTGCTTGGACAGCAATACGGAAATCTCGCGTACCGGCATGGTACCGTAATGCGCCTGAAGGAACTCCAGTTCCGCAGGTGTCCATTGGTTTTCTGAATAGTTCATGTTAAAACGATTTTTTAAATCTGATTTGTATGAATCCCCTCCGTTCCACCTCGCGGAGCAATTCCATATCCTCATCCCGTATTTCGACCTTCGTTTCCTTGTTGACGGTCATGCCCCAAGGGGTGCCGAAACGCTTCCTGATGCGGGCGCGTATGGATTCGTCTTTCGTTACCCAGTAAATAGTCAGTTTCATGGTGGAGTGAGTTGTCTGAGGGCTTCTTTGTCGCCATCGGCGGCACGTCGGCGAAGTTCTTGCACTAATGATAAGCTTGTATGCCCTTTCGGCGGGACAAATCTCCTGCGCTCGATTTCTTCAGCAAGCTTGTTGCGGTTGATTAAATCAAGCTCCTTGTTGCGTTCAGGAACAAACTCCTTGAAGAAAGCGTTACCTATACGCCGGGAATCAAATGCGCCGTATGAGTTATCGTACCGGCCTGCCTTGTAGCGTGCGAAGAACAGCATGACTTCGGACAGCTTGAATCCGGATATTTGCGATGAAAACGACTGGCAGAATATGCCTATACCGTCCACAACGCCCTTTTCACGGCTGCTGGAAGAGCCGAACAGGGCGGACACCTGTGTGTCTACCCAATAGGCGGAAGTACCTCCCCCATAAAGCGCGTCAAGCTGCAATAGTGTGGGACAATCTGCCATATACGCCTTTTCTGGATTACCGGCGGCATATCCCCATTGCATCGGAGAAAATGCGTCCACTATCTCAGAACGGCCTTTCCACTTGGTCAGCCAAGCCCGCTTCGAGGTCAAGCTTATGTTGTTGCAAACGTTCAAGAGCGTAGGCGTTTGCTTCTTGCTTGCTTGTATAATTGCTCCGATTTGCTGTTCCATGATTGTTTCCTGTTAATCCAAATAAGCCTGACCAGTTGTTGGCCATTGACTGCTCAACCACATTACGGGCTGTATCAGGGTCGTTTCCACTTAACGTGAGAAGTTTTTTATAGCATGCTTGCAAGGACTTTTTCGATTTGTAGCTTTCACGTTTTTCCTGCTTGTATTTTAGCCATGTCTCAAATATGTCCTTGAAATCATCCGACACAAAACTTATGTCCGGTAGCTTTGTGCCCTCTTTGGCCTTTAATGCCGCCTCTCGCTTTAGTAATTCCTGTTCTCGCGCATTCAATTCCGCCTCCCTTTCCGAAAGTGTATCTTCATCCGGATTTAAATCCTGCCCACCTTTAGGGGGGCTTATGGGGGGATTATTATCATTTACATTATCATTTACATTAGGTTCGACTTTGGTTCCGGTTTGGTTACCTTTTGGTTTCTCTTTGGTTTCCACTTGGTTCGGCCTGCCTCCCTTTTTTCCATTCTCAAACCGTTGGTTGTTGACATCTATTTGTGTCTTTGCCATAGCCAGCATGGCTTTCGCTATCGGCTTCAGTTGTCCAGTAGTTTCTCCTGTTAAGCCATACTCTATTATGGCTGTGAGCACGTCTCCCTGAACATCTCTCGGCAGATTCTTGATTGCCTCCCACCAGCTACCGTAAAAAACAAAACTATTTCTCATAATATTTAATCCACCCTCTTTCAAGTTTATGTAATTGGATATGGCATTCCCTGCAAAGGGTTACACCATTGTTTACATTAAATCTTAAATCTGGATATGTAGAAAAAGGCTTGACATGATGTGCATTCAACTTCCCGCCATATTTACCGCAGTGCCTGCATGTATAATTGTCTCTTCTGAACACATTTTTTCGCCAATGTTTGTATTCACTTGACTCTCTTTGCTTATGATTATCATCCGTAATACCTCCTTTCCAATTCCAATGATTTTCGCCACTTGGGGGTTCTTTCAACTTATTTTTATCTACTTCCTTCTTAATAAATGAGAATGCCATCTTAGCCAACGGTTTCAGCTCCGAGATTGTCCCCGATGCTACATATTCTATGATTGCATCGTACACCTCAAGTCTGACCTCCGATGGATAACCCATCAACACCTCTTGCCATGCAATATTAAAGACAAAAGACTTTTTTGTTTTTTGTGCCATTGTTTTAGTTGATTTAAAATCTCACATTGGTTAATTGCCTGTAACCGGAATATACTGCCCACTTTCCGTTGCCGCCGTCCACAAGGCGCAAATCCTTGACTTCCCCGAAACGCTTAATGTTTCCGCATAAATCAACAATCCAACCTGCTTTCTTACTTGGATGGGGACGGATGGCGCGTCCGACTATCTGATACCACAGTGCCAAAGACATTGTGGGGCGTGCCATAACAATTGTATCAAGTTCTGGATAGTCAAATCCGGTGGTCAATACGCCCACATTGGCCACGACAGGTATTTCGCCGGCCTTGAACGCTTCGAGAACCCTTTCACGTTCTTTTTTCGGTGTTTCGCCAGAAACGATGGCCGTGCCCGGAATACTCCATGTGAGCCGTTCGGCCTCTTTCAGGAAACGGGTGAATACCAATATACCTTTGCGCCTTACTCCACTCTTCGGATTCATAAGCCTTTGGACAATATGGACAAGATAACCGTAAAAATCTATCCGTTCATATTCTCTGATTACCGATTTATCGGTATAGTCGGCGCCGGTGGTGTTCACTTTCAGGTTGAGTTCGTTCCATCCGATAGGATTCATGGCGTAGTAGTCCAGTTTCGCCAGATAGCCCATATCGAGCAAAGTAGAAATCTGTACCTGATAAATGACTTCCGAAAAGATACATGGACGTGTACGGGTGATGAACTTTAACATAGAGCCGAAATCACGTGAGGAAGACAATCTATAAGGAGTCGCCGTCAAGCCAAGAACCTTACACTTCACTGCATCAAAGAAATCCTTGTACATTCCCTCTTTGTGATTAACAAGATGGCATTCGTCCACGATGATGTTCTTAAAGTGGGTAAAGAGTTCAGGATGAGCCTTCACAGAACCGATGGTAGCAAATGTTATCCGGCTTATTTCCTTTGAGTTGAAAGAAGCTGAATAGATACTGCAATCAAGAATACCATATGAGCAGAGTTTCTTGAAATTTTGCTCGAGTATTTCACGTGATGGACAAAAAATAAGCACATAGTCATTTAGTCTATGTGCTATATCCGCAATTACTATTGATTTACCCGCCCCTGTTGGCAGTACCATGATGGCATTGTTCTTCTTCGCTTTGTTGGCAAAGAAACTGACTGCTGCATCACTGGCTTGCTGTTGATAATCACGTAACTTGTACATATTAATCGTTGAAATAGGTAAGTTCAAATTCCGTATCGGTAAATTTTTTCATTCTTGGCATTTCAGGGTTTTCACGTAAATGAAGTTTCTCATAAATTTCTTTTGGCTTCATGTTAGGATGCTTTCCTCTTATTCTGCAAATAATGCTGCTACCACTTGCTACATAGATATAGCCAAATTCACCATCTTTAAGTTCATTAAAGCGTTCTTCATCTGTTTTATGCTTATACACAAACGGGGCTTGTTTCCTATTCAGATGATATTCGTATTCTTCTTCTGATGCACTCCAGCCACACTTTGGGCAATATGAAGTTTGTGTGGTACAATAGGAGCAAGGAGGATTAATGTGGCA